TCAACAGGAAATTACACATTAAACAAACTTATTAGTGGTGAGTTCCACAGAGGAATTCCCTTAGGCAAAGTAACAGTCTTTGCAGGTGAAAGTGGTGCAGGTAAATCATTTGTAGCCGCTGGCAACGTAGTTAAAAATGCACAAGACCAAGGAATTTTTGTAGTACTAATCGATAGTGAGAACGCACTAGACGAAACGTGGTTACACGCACTCGATGTAGATACTACACCAGAGAAATTATTAAAATTAAATGTAGCAATGATTGACGATGTTGCTAAAATCATTTCAGACTTTATGAAAGGTTACAGAGATGACCACGGAGATACAGACCACTCAGAACGTCCAAAAGTGTTGTTTGTTATTGATAGTTTAGGAATGATGATGACCCCAACCGATGTTGACCAGTTCAATAGAGGTGATATGAAAGGTGATATGGGACGTAAACCAAAAGCCTTAGCGGCACTAGTAAGAAATAGTGTCAATATGTTTGGTCAATATAATATAGGTATGGTAGCAACTAATCACACATATGCATCACAAGATATGTTTGACCCAGATGATAAAATATCAGGTGGACAAGGATTTATCTATGCTAGTTCTATTGTAGTAGCAATGAAGAAACTTAAGTTAAAAGTAGATGCTGATGGAAATAAAACTAGTCAAGTTCATGGTATCAGAGCGGCGTGTAAAGTAATGAAAACTCGTTACTCAAAACCATTTGAAAGTGTACAAGTTGAAATTCCATATGAAACAGGAATGTCACCATATAGCGGTTTAGTTGAATTTTTTGAGGCAAAAGGACTGCTAGTAAAACAAGGTAATAGATTGAAATATATAACAAAATTAGGTGAAGAGATGATTGAATTTCGCAAGAATTGGACACCAGAAAAACTTGATATTGTTATGAATGAGTGGAATGAAGAGAATCTGGATGACGAAAAACATGAGTTAGAACAAAACGAGTCTGAAGTATAAAAAATATAGCAATATATATAAATACATTGCTTACAAACAATAAGAAATATCAGAGGAGACTTTTTTGGAATCAGAATCACTTTACGAATTATGGGAAACCTTAAAAGGTTATATTCCCGCTAAAGATAGAATAGAAGCAGGTGAAATGTTTATTAAACAATGTGATGATTTAGGAATGAGTACTGAAGAAATCGGAGAATTGATTGACGGTGATGAAGTCTTAGAAGTCGCATTGGATAGATTTTTCGATGAAGAAGAAGATGATGATTATGATGATTGGTCCTAATGAATTGGTATAGCAAAATAGTAACAGATTGGAGTGAAATACCCAATCTCATTCAATTTTTTGAAAAAGAACTCACGGACGCAAGAAAAGAAGTAAAGATACATGGAAACATTGAGAAGAATTCTACTAGACTTCCTGCATATGTTGAATTACGTTTTGGTCAATTACAAGAGATAGAAGCAGTATTAGAACATTTAAATATTCAGTTACGCAGAAAGAGAAGTCAATACTTAAGAAAATATTTAGAGAATTATAACAAAGTTTTAAGTAGCAGAGATGCTGAGAAGTACGCAGACGGCGAAGATGAAATTGTTGCAGTTGGTGAATTGATAAATCAAGTAGCACTTATAAGAAACCAATATCTAGGAATAACAAAAGGCTTCGAAATTAAACACTTTCAACTGACAAATATTATTAAATTACGAGTGGCAGGCATGGAAGATTCAGAGATTAACACATTTTAGAGTAGAGGAAAAGATGACAAACATTCAAATAGTTAAACGGAATGGAGATAAAGAAAATCTAGATTTAGAAAAAATGCATAAAGTTGTGTTTCAGGCATGTAATAGTATCAATAATGTGTCTGCTAGTGAAGTTGAATTAAAATCTCATATTCAATTTTACAACGGAATAACAAGTAGTGAAATTCAAGAAACATTAATCAAAGCGGCAGCCGAATTAATATCAGAAGATACACCAAATTATCAATGGGTTGCTGGAAACCTAATCAATTATCATATCAGAAAAGAAGTATATGCCAATTTTGAACCGTGTCATGTACTTGATTTAATCAACCAAAATGTTGAATCTGGATTCTATGATAAATCATTACTAACAGAGTATTCACTAGATGAATGGGATAAGATTAATGCTTTTATCAAACATGATAGAGATTTTGACATTACTTATATCGGAATGGAACAGTTTCGTGGAAAATATTTAGTTCAGAACAGAGTTACAAAACGCATTTACGAAACACCACAAATGGCATATGTTCTAATTGCGGCAACATTATTCAGTGAATATCCAAAAGAAGAAAGATTAAAATGGGTCAAAGATTACTATGACGCAATTAGTACTTTTGATATCTCATTACCGACTCCTGTTATGGCAGGTGTTCGTACTCCACAAAGACAATTTAGTAGTTGTGTATTGATTGAAACAGATGATTCGTTAGACTCAATTAATGCTACGACTAGTGCTATCGTTAAGTATGTTTCTCAAAAAGCGGGAATTGGCATCGGTGCAGGAAGCATTCGTGCTATTAATTCACCAATCAGAAATGGCGATGCTAGTCATACAGGTGTAGTTCCTTTTTATAAAATGTTTCAAGCAGGAGTAAAATCATGTTCACAAGGTGGTGTTCGTGGCGGTGCGGCTACATTATATTATCCAATTTGGCACTATGAAGTAGAAGATTTACTTGTATTGAAGAACAATAAAGGTACAACAGATAATCGTGTTCGACATATAGATTATGGAGTTCAATTCAATAAACTTATGTATGAACGTCTAATGTCAGGTGACAATATTACATTGTTCTCACCACATGATGTTCCTGAGTTATATGATGCATTCTTTAATGACCAAGATAAGTTTCGTGAACTTTATGAAATGGCAGAACGCAAAACATCTATTCGTAAGAAAACAGTATCTGCCCTTGAATTATTTTCGTCATTTATGACTGAACGCAAGAACACTGGTCGCATCTATTTGATGAATGTTGACCATGCTAATGACCATAGTTCTTTCGATTCAAAAGTAGCACCTATTAAACAAAGTAATCTATGTTGTGAAATTACTCTTCCAACTAAGCCACTGAACAGTGTAGTTGATGAAGAGGGCGAAATTGCTCTCTGTACACTAAGTGCTATCAATTGGGGTAATATCAGAACACCAGAAGAATTTGAGAAACCATGCGAGTTAGCAGTGAGAGGACTTGATGCATTATTAAGTTATCAGAACTATCCACTAATCTCAGCCGAGTTAGCAACGATTAATAGGAGACCTTTAGGTGTAGGCATTATTAATTTTGCGTATTGGTTAGCAAAAAATGATATGACTTATACTGATGCTAACTTAGAGTTAGTTGACGAATGGGCAGAAGCATGGAGTTATTATCTCATTAAAGCATCAAATCAATTAGCCCAAGAGCGAGGACCTTGTCCTAAAACAGATGAAACAAAATATGGGCATGGTATTGTGCCAATTGATACTCGTAAAGTAGAAGTTGACGAACTTGTTGCTCATAAAGAGAGAATGGATTGGAAATCTCTTAGAGAAGACCTTAAAGAATATGGAATAAGAAATTCAACTCTTATGGCTCTTATGCCCGCAGAAACATCTGCACAGATTTCAAATTCTACAAATGGTATTGAACCACCAAGAAGTTACGTGTCAGTGAAACAATCAAAGCATGGAGTATTGAAACAAGTTGTTCCTGGTATTCATAAGTTGAAGAACAAATATGAACTACTATGGGACCAAGAATCTCCAGAAGGTTATTTGAAAATTATGGCAGTATTACAAAAATATATAGACCAAGGTATATCAGTGAACACAAGTTATAATCCTGTATTCTTTGAAGATGAAAAGATACCAATGAGTGTAATGTTACAACATCTTATTATGTTCTACAAATATGGCGGAAAGCAGTTGTATTACTTTAACACATTTGATGGACAAGGTGAAATGGATGTTGGCTTCAATACAATGGACAAGAACGAAGAAGTACCGACAGGTTCTCTAATAGATGATGAAGACTGCGATAGTTGTACAATATAAAAGACTTGTATATATTATTAAAATAATGTATAATAGATATTAATGAATATTGAAAGGAAACAAAATGCCGTTTGACCAGAAAATAACTAGAAAAGATTTTGACGAGATAGTTCACGGAAGTGGACTTGTCGTAGATATCGATGTTGCTTGGAATGATGCAAAAGAGCATATCTTGGTTTCGGCTGACTCTAATATTAAGTATAGCCCCACTAATAAGGCTCTAGGGTTATTTGAAAAGTGGTACAAGTCAGTTAAGCAAGGTAATCCAGATTACAATGGAGTGTATGGCGACCCATATTACATTACTGATGTATGGGCTTGTTGGAAAATGTACTCTAGGGATAGTGTAAAAGCACTTGCTAGACCAAAAATGATTAACGAAATTAGT